ATTACTTTGCTTTGATGAATCAGCAATGCCTTCTCGAGTTGATGGGCACAGGTCGCAACCTTGATGATATCAAGAAGCGCCTTTATGAACTCAACAAGAATGGCAGTTACGCATACATTGAATTGGCGGATGAGTAATGACAACCATCACAGCTAATGTGCCAGCCAAGAACCAGTCCAACTGGCTTCGTGCTGGCACTGCAGTCACAGCAACTTCAGCCAGTGATGTAGCCAGACAGGCAGGACTTGATTGGTCAGTATCACTGCATACATTGTCTGCCTCCTATACAGTCCCAGGCGGAGGACAACCCATTGCAGTTCCAGTCGAAGGCAAGTATGGCGTAGTCAAAACAACACCATTTGGTGAAGTCACATCGCTTGGTGTGGTTGGTGGACGCTATCAAGTATTTCAGAATGCAGAAGTATTCTCAGCACTCGACAGTCTTATCGAGACTGGTGATGCTATCTACTCAGCTGCAGGTGAATACGATGGCGGTGCAAAAGTGTGGATGTTGCTTGAGTTACCACTCAACATCACAGTTGCAGATGACCCACACAAAGGCTTCATTCTTGCCAAGACCAGCCACGATGGCAGCAGTTCTGTTGTCATCAAGCCCATCATTGAACGGCTCTGGTGCAAGAATCAAATCAATAAAATCTACAAGAACAAGAACCAGTTTACTTACACACTCAGACACACCAGTGGTTCAGTCCTCAATCCAGAAGAGATTGCAACCATTCTTCATCTATCCAAAGATAAGTTTGATTTGTATTCTAATCTGGCTAATAATCTTTTAGAGCGCAAGATTATCCGCAGTCAGGCAGTGGATTATTTCAAGAAGATATTCCCACTACCAACAGCGATAGATAATGCACACGAATCTATGCTCACAGTAGGTGAGAAGCGGGCAAGAAGCCGTGCCCGAGCAGCCAGGGCTATGGCTCTCAACATCTATGAGAACTCAGAAACTACGGACAATATCCGTGGCACAGAGTTCGCATTATGGCAGTCAGTTGTTGAGTATGCAGACCACGGCAACAAGCGCAATGCAGCAGTCCGCGCTATCAGTGGTGCTAGCGACGGACTGAAAACCAGAGCATTGGAGTTACTTGCCGTATGAAATATACATTTGTTTGTGACCCAGACGAATGCGATGCACTACTAGAATTTACTACACGTGATGGGTTTGGTTTCCCATTGGGTGAAGTAAAGATGCAATGTCCTTGTGGGAAAGATATGCATTGGATTGGAGCAGTATGAGTTTCTTAGATAATGTAGATTCATTCACAATCAACAGAATCTATGACGCTATGGCTGAACATCTATTCCAGAACTGGCTTGCCAGTTGGGATGACCAGTATGTGTTAGATAGACAGCTAGCCCACAACACAGGGGACGCAGCCATCAAGGCTATGTTCAATGAGCACTACGAGCTAACCCCAGATGATGAAGATTATCTGGCGTAAGAAGGAGACTAATATGGAACTGCTATATGTAAACGACAAGGGTGTTACCACCAAGTACACCGAAGATATGTTGATTATGGCCCTCAAAACTAGGGACAAGTTTGATGCCGAGAATCAAAGACTTGAGGCTATCAAACAATCAGACCTACTAAAGATAAGTAAACTCTATGACCAGATTGCTACCATCAAGGGACAAGTCTTCGACTTCTTCAACGATGAGTATGAAGCTGGCTCAGAAAGTATTGAGTTTACCATCGAGCAAATCAATGCATTGCTTGAGTCCATTGGGTCTAACAAACTCAAAGCATTGTTCAGCGTGTCAGGCACTATCAGCTTTACTATCTGCGATGTTGAAGCTGAAGACCAGAATGCTGCTGAAGAAGAGGTAGCAGATTACCTTAGCCACGACTATCAAGGCAGTGGCACAGTCGATACCTTTGAGATAGAGATTGACTCTTACTCAAAGTAAACATTCGAGGCTACCTGCGTGACGCCTCTCCGTGTGGTAGCCTTCGGATAAGAAGGCGGGTCAGTTTTGCAGTCTCCTTTACTGGCCCGCCTCTCTATAAGGAGACAGGGACACAATGAACAAAGTTGAAATAGAGCGTGACAGATACGGACGACCCCTAGTCGTTCCACCTAAAGGCAAGAAACCTGTTGCGTATACAAGAGCTACAACCATAGCCAACAGTCTTGATGACCCGGCAGCACTCGTTGCCTGGAAAATGCGGATGGCTGCGATAGGTCTAACTATGCGTTCAGATTTATTGCTATCCATTAGCGCAGCACAAGACGATAAGCTTGCAGTCAACGCATTCATTGAAGATGCTATGCAAGTAGCAGGTGCTAAGACCCAAGCAAACATTGGCACTGCTATCCACGCATTCACAGAGAAACTAGATTTGGGTCAGGACTTGGGTCCTATCCCAGAGCAATGGGCTGCAGATATAGTCGCATACGAGCAGACCACTGCACAACTAAATAAAAAAAGAATAGAGCAGTTCTGCGTCTTGGATAAGTTCAAGATAGCAGGAACACCAGATAGACTAGTTGAATATAAAGGCGAACTATTCATCGCCGATATAAAGACTGGTCGCATCGACCATCCAAACAACATTGCTATGCAGTTAGCAATCTATGCCCACGGCTTGCCGTATGACATAGCCACGGCAACCCGTGGGAGTTGGGGAGATGTAAACAAACAGAAAGCAATAGTCATCCACCTACCTGCTGGTCAAGGCCTATGCAAGTTGCACTTCATAGACATTGAAGAAGGTTGGAAAGGTGTACAATTTGCAATGCGTGTAAGAAAATGGCGAGACAAAAAAGGTCTTGTCACTCCATTCGAATAGGGAGACAATGAGTCACACAGAAGCACCAATCAGTATCACAGTCAAGACAGCAGCCGGTAGCCTGGTTACTGTCAGAGCAGAGTCAGGCGATGAGCTTGACCAGGTAGTAGCAACCGCTCTTGCTGCTATCACATCAGCAACAACAGAGCTAGAATCAGCAGTGCGAGGCGCAACAGCACCAGCACAGGCATTGACTCCAGCACAGGTAGCACAGTCATTGGGTGCACATATTGTTGAAGCTCCAGTATCAGCACCAGCCACATCAATCCCATCTATCGGTGGGCGCGGATGCGCTCACGGCAAGATGACAGCCATTCAAGGGACAGGTAAAGACGGTAAAATCTATCGTGGTTACTTCTGCCCAGCACCGAAGGGTGCTCTGGACAAATGCAAGAATCAGTATGTCAATGCTGGTTCTCCCGAGTGGAGTACATTCGTACCTGAACAGGTGAAATGAAAACACTAACTCGTTCTATCAAGAAGGCAGAAGTCGGTGGCGAACCATTGCCACCGGCTTTCGCCGCTTTTGAAAGGGCAGGAATTATTCTGCGCCGCGCCGAAGTCACAGTAATCGCAGGCACACCCGGCGCAGGTAAGTCCTCTATTGCTCTGGCTATTGCAGCCAGGGCAAAGTTTCCGACCTTATACTTCTCAGCAGATACCAATGCTCACACAATGGCAATGCGCCTTATCGCTATGACCAGTAAAATTACACAGCAACAGGCAGAAGCATTGCTCAAGCGTGAGCCAGAGAAAGCAGATGAGATACTGCAACAGAACAGCCATCTCTTCTGGTCCTTTGAATCTACTCCAACTCTCAAAGATTTGGACGACGAGGTGTCTGCATTCGAGACAGTATGGGGGAGAAGCCCAACACTTATAGTGGTAGACAACCTGATGGATGTAGCAATGGATGGTTATGCAGAGTTCGAAGGTATGCGGGCAGCAATGAAAGAACTGAAATATCTCGCCAGAGATACCAATGCAGCAGTTCTTGTTTTGCACCATACCAAAGAAGGCTTTGAGGCTAACCCCTGCCAGCCACGGTCAGCAATCCAGGGTCTTGTCAACCAGATACCAGCAATGGTCCTGACCATAGGTCAACAGAAACAAGGAGACGACAGTTATCTGTGCGTAGCACCAGTCAAAAACCGTTATGGCAAGGCAGACCATACCGGCAACAGTTATGTCACCCTCTCCTTCAATCCTGATTCTATGTTCCTAGACGATGTTCAAATCAAGTATGCACAGGAGATTATTTATGGAGCTTAAGGTGTGGGAAAACTCTTATACAAAAGAAGATATCGAAACCCTACTTGGCAAACCCCTTACCGATGGTGAGTGGAACAGCATTGCCGATGAGCTATATAACAATGATGCGCTATACGAACTCATTACCACCGAAGTAATGAAGATTGTCTACGAAGCCCTTGAGTAGTGCATCCAAGCGTAAGGGTAGTAAGGCCGAGAGGGAAGTAGTCAACTGGCTCAAAGTTAATGGCTACCCTTATGCAGACCGCCGAGTAGCCGGAGCGACCCTAGATAAGGGTGATATCTCTGGTGTGCTTGGCGTCACAATAGAGGTCAAAGACCATAAAAAGATGGACTTAGCCGGATGGGTAGCAGAACTAGAAGTAGAACTAGCCAATGATAAAGGTTGGACAGGGGCAGTCATCCACAAGCGT